GTTGAGATTTTTGACTGTATTGGTCTCGACTGTAAGTAGTGTTTTGAATTTGTCTTGCACATCTTTAAGACTCTGTTGTTCCAATTCAATGGCATCTTTGTTAGATGTGCTAGTTTTGTTCAAAGACTTCTCGAGTCTAGCAATAACATTGTTTTGTCTTTTGATGTATTCTTCATCAGTTTCTAAAACATATCTATTTAGATTGTAGCCACTCTGATAGTCTTGGCCGCCTAAGTATGATACTAAGTGAAAGTTCCAATCTGCGAACTTATCTTCATAATCTTTGTGTCTTGATACTAAATATTCTCTACTGTATTTTGCCATTAACTAAACCTTCGTGGTGGTGAGGGTGTGAAATCTCTCTTAATTGGGAACATAAACTCTATTAAATATCCTAATGCATCATTCATGTGATCGTAATTATTTTCCTTATCCGGCAAATTTGTACCTTCTTTATAAATTTGTCTTTCAATACTCTTTATCATATTTTTACAGTTATTAGCAATAAATAATGTTCTGACACCTTTAGCATTTTTCAGTTTCGTATTCACAGCATTAATTCTATCTCTCACTAAAGGGTGAGCATTTCTAACTCTCACATTGTAACCAGCATTTTTTAATATACTTAAATCAGTCTTACCACCGGCACTAGTTTTTCTTTGTTTAGATGCAGGATCAGGATATACGAAGATATGCTTTCCAGAGTATCGGTTATTGATTTCCTCAACAAGTTCATCAGTATTGCTACTGTAAATGACAATTTCGTC